TGTATCCTTGCCGCCAGATTTCTTCTTTGTGTTCTTGATAATAGTGATCGCCGAGGCCCGGCTTTAGACTCATGCATGCAAATGGTTTTGTTTGCCCTAACTCGTAGTATGCATTTGCTTTCTTTCCGTCTATTTCGTACATTTTTTTTGTAACGTATCCTGCAACATACCTATAGGTTTCTGGAACTGCTTGTGCTATCTGTATTTGACCCATTCCCCATAGGTTTTCTAACCATTTACTGGTATAGTATCCGTTGTGGTGAATCTTGTATAGTTGTTCTAGGTCTGTTGGTCTCCATCCGTATAGAATCATATGATAATGCGGTCTCGCTGTCTGTTCTCCGTACTCCCCCGCTACAAAATAGCGTAATTTGCCCCTGTAAGCCTTTCTGAGACGTTTTAAGAACTTCTGAATATCTTCATACAGTAAAATTTGAACACTGCTAGGGAGCTTCTCTCCCGGTTTCCATGTGTACTGCACCTTTCGCATGATTTCACCTGTTTTTACTATCATGCCTGGTATATGGTCATCATCATAAGTTAGCGTGATAAACCATACTTGTTCTTTCGGATAATCTCTTGCTTCTAGTTCTATTCGTGTTGTCCAATCCTCTCGCTGCCTGATTCTGCATCCGATGCACTGTCCGCATGGTATCAACATGACTTTTGGATTATACATCAAATCTTCATATTTTAGCTGTTTCCCGCTTAGCTCAGAAAAGCGGGCGAGTGAATAAACTCGTCCGCTCTGTTCTTTATTATCCGGGTTGTACAGCCTTATTAATGGCTTGTAACAACTCATTTCAGATAATCACCTGGCTTTCTTTTTTCACCATAGTTTCCCGTTTTATTCTGCATAGGGTTTTCTGTTTTGTGCCCTACTTTGTTACTGCCGCTTGTCTTTTTCCCTGTTTTATTCGTGATGTCCCCGATTGTTTTGCTTGTTTCGTTATCGATATTCGTTAGCGCTTTCATTAGGCCGTAAGGACTTAGATGTGTTTCACTTAGCATTTGATTCCAGCTTTGTGAAGCGTTATACCAATCCGATTTACTCCAGCTTTCGCTGCTGTACGAGTTTGGAACAAATCCGTTACTTCTGCTTACTCCTAGTGCGCTGCTGCTTGCTAGTCCCATGCTTGCTCCGCTGATTGTTCCCGCTGACCCTCCCGGTGTGCTTGCTCCGCCGTTTGCAAATGCCAGAATCGGGTTTAAACCTGCTTTTTTCATGTCTTCAACAGTTCTTTGATATGCTGTGCTGCTCATATACTCTTGGAACTGTCTGTTTGCTAGTGCTTCGGCGCTGTTGTAATTCATTGCGGCTGTGTTTTCGATGTGGTTATATATTCCTTGCATGATGGCCTGCATCGTGTTGTATCCCATCTGTTGCAGCATGCTTTTTTGGTTGTATTTTTGCTGTGCTACGCCCTCTGCGCTTTGGTATCCGTACGCTTGCTGTAAATATTTTGCGATTTGTTCATCATTTGTTCCGGATAGACTTCCGCTTGCGGACATTCCACCGCCTTGGCCTACGCTTCCGCCTCTGCTTTGCCCTGTTCCTTCATTTCCCCAACCGCCAAAAGTGCCGGTAACGTTTTTTACTGCGTTTGTTATGCTTCCTATGCTCGTTGCAACATTGCCGAGTATGCTTGTTCCTTTTATAATTGCTCCCCATGGAATTGCCATTTTAAAATAGCCGGGTTTTTGGCCCGGCTTCCTCCTTTCTTTACAGTTTTTCCAGTCCCGGCACGCTGTACAGCGGCATGCAACGAGTAGTATTGTTTATTACTCGGATTGCTCCAAAGAACTGCGGCTCGTTCTGCTCAATCAAAGTTCTTGCAATTTCGTCTTTTCCTTCGGTCATCCATTCTTGACTGAGTGTTGGCACCTCCTTGTAGTTGTCTGCATAGTGCCAGAAGTCCAGCGTTCCTTCTGCATTGCTTCGCATTTTACCACTTACCCGGTTCGGCTTCATTCGATAGTCGGCCCAGGCCTCCTGGTAGCCGAACGTATCATCATCTGTTGCCTTTCCTGTAACCATGATTTCTTTCTTCTTTACTGGCTGTTCGCCTATATTTGCGAACTGCGGAAAGTAGTAGTCCAGTCTGTCGCTACGGCTCCAGAAGCGTTCCAAGCCCTGCTGGTAGCTGTGATCGTGACGCACGCACATGACGCCGATAACAAAGCCGTGCTCCTCAAAGCTCTTTGTGAAGGAACTTTCGTTAATGGGTGTTACTGACATTGCACCGGTTTCACCGATAGGTGTATCATTTGCTGCCTGCTGTCCGCTGGTCTGCACGATTTGGTTGATGTTCACATGATAGCGTCCGCCGCCCAGATATTCCGGCACCTGAACGGTTTTGTCGCTGATGCTTACACCAAAAAGCGCACGTACCTGTTCACGGTATCGACTGCCGCCGCGTGCCAGTGCTTCATAATAGTGCTGAACTGCAAAAGCTTGGCGCAACTGGTTGATTGTTGCTGCTTCAATTTCGCTGAGGTCGGTTGCAATGTATCTTGAGACAGAGACTCCGCCTGTCTGTTCTGTTGAGCCTAGTGCTATGATTGGGTCATTTGCAGTGTTCTGTGTTAGATATGCCGCCTTTCCACTCATCCAAATTAGAGTTGGGTTCGTTGGCCCGTTGATTCCTTCGTCGTCGTACATTTTTACAGGCGCATTTCCTGTTAGTGCGAGGGTCACTTCCGGTCCGCGCTGAGGATACGGCATACAGGATGAGAAGTAGTCGTGGAAGCGATTTACCGGCAGGCAGTATCCGCCGCAGATAGCATATTTGAGAATATTTTCTTTGGATACTTCGCTTTCATTCCCGCTTCCCGCTTCGTATTCTATGTCATCGTCTCCTGTACTGAAGACTGCCGGGTTCCCTACGTTTTGGTCTCTGAAAAATTCATTCCAGATTTTAATGTATGCTCTGACGGGGAGTGCGTTTATTTTTACGTTTCCCGTTTCTCCCTTTTTGATAATTTTTGCCGGGACTCCCATATAGTCTAGAATGCTGTTTGTGTCTGGGTAGTCTCTTGCTGCTCCACCTTTATCGTTATCGATTATGATATTCGGCACTTTGTATGTTTTTGTCGGCATCCACGGGTTATCGTCTGCTTCTCCCATGAACCGCTTGAAGTTATCCCATAGGATTCGGTTTGGGCAGTAGAAGTAGTAGAAGTCAATGTATGCATCGTCGAACACGGGATATTTCGGCGTAGTCATTCGGATGATTGCCGCTGTTTGCACGTTGAACGTATCGCCGGGAAGGACTTCGTCAACGTAGAACGGAATCAGTTTTCCTGCATCGAAAGTCGTGAGGATATTCTGGTCTCGATTGAACCGCGTTCTACTGACGTGTGTTTCCGGTACCTGGTTAAAGTGTCTTTCATTATTCCGGTTCATTGTTTTCCTCGTCCTTTTTTTGTTTGTTTGCTGTCTCTTCCTGCATTTGTTTCAGTTCCATTGCTTTGGCCTGCGCCGTTGCCATCATTGCGTGGTATTCGTGGATGTTGGTAGGCCATTCGGTGATATCCATAATTTCGTCTGTTTTTGCGCTGTCTGCAAGACTTTTTGCAAATTCCGGGTCAAAGCTTGCTTTGCGGACAATGTTTTTGATGTCGCATTCGTCTGCATAGCTTTCAATTTCTGCTTGAGTGTCGATTGGCTCTGTTTCAATCAGTTTTTTGTTGCCTTTTTCGTCCTTCCCCCAGACGTACTGTTTGCGTAGTTTTTCGCCTGAATCCGTAAAGAAGGGCATTCGCTCTTCTTCATATCGCTTATTCATGCGGTTTTCCCTCCCATGCTTTATCGTTCATGTTCTGGAACTCGCCGGTTTCATCTTCAAACATTGCCAGTTTGTAACCCACGTAATCGGCCGGAGACTGGCCGATGAACGTTTTTTCGTCTTTTGCCATTACGTTGCACATCCTCGCAAACGTTTCGTTGTTTTTGCTTTCGCCTACCCATGCGTAGCACTTCGCCACTTTATCGTAGATACCATAGTAACTGTGAATCATGTTTTTCTCCTTTACAGTCTGATGCCGCCCCTCATGGGTTTCTGGCTGAGATTAATACTCTTCGTTTTGCGTGCCGTCACGTTGAACATTCGTTTGTCAGTTCGTCTCGGCATTCTCTGCCTATGCTTCATTGTTGTACTCCCTTCGGATTAGTTCCAATTGGATGTCGTTTGCCCATGCTTTCATTATCCAGATTCGGTCAATGATTTTTTTTGCGTCTTCTAAGTTGGATACTTTTTTAATCATTTTGTATCCAGCTTCAATTTCTTTGTATAACTTGTCTGCTTCGATTCGTAGGTCTTTTTCGGTCTGGTCTCTCACGTTCCATGTCTTGTGCAGCATTGTCTTTACTCCTTTTCCTTCAGAATGTGGTAAATCTGGTCCAGCTTTTCCAGCACGGTTTTGATCAGCTGGATTGCTTCTCGCAGATCCTTGACTTTGATTAATGCCATAGGTTACACCCCCTTTCTGTATCGCTTTTCACGCACATCAACGTGTGTGAAGTTTGTGTATTTGATTACGCCGCCTTGCTCCATGATTTCATCTGCGTACTTTGCGACTTCTTTGCTGCTGTGTCCTTTTACTACGATATCCGCCGCCATTCCTTTGCAGTGGTACGAGTTTGGCGCTCCGCCTGCTTTTGCATTCCAGCTTGGCGTGCGGTATCCGCTGTTGATGATGACTGGTGCGTTGAAGTGGTTTCGGATTTTTTCCAGTATTTCAATCAGTTCTAAGCAGTACAGGAATTCTTTTGTTCCGTCTTTGCATTTGAATTCTTTTCCTGTAAAATGCTCTGCCCCTATAAGCTTTCCTTCGTATTCGTCAGCGTAAATCGATCTCATGGTGGCTTCCTTTCTGTCTTTGTTATATCATGGCGTTGTTTTCTTGTCAATGCCATATAAGTCTTTTTTCGTTTTCAAGTTGGTTAACTCTTTGTCTGGATAGCTGGCCGCTTCTGTTTTCCCAACATCCTTTCTTCTTGTTGTAAGTGTATGGATACAGTGGACGCTTGCCAATTCTCGGATTGTAGCATATTAATTTTTTGTTTTCGGTGTATTCGTAGTCGCTTCTCATGTTGTTTATCTCCTTTTCTGGTTTTATTATAACACTATTCTTTACCTTTGTCAAGTCTTTTTTGAAACTTTTCCTAAATGGTCATGCGGTCGGCGCTGGTGCGCCGAATGAAAAGCATGACGTAACTTTCGGCTTTCGCTCGCCGGACGGCCTTTATTAGTTTTCAACATTTTCAACATAGTTTTCAACATTTCAACATTGTTAAACTTTAGCACAACAGAGTGTTTCAACATTTCAACAAGTTTTCAACAAAGTTTTCAACATTGTTTTTTGTTTGTTTTTAACGCTCTAACGTTTTAAAATTATACTTTTCAACTTTTCAACATACCCTACTACTACGACTACAACAAGTTATATTATAATACGTGCGCACGCGTGCGCGTGTAGTTTTCGCGTGCACGTGTGTGCGCGATTAGATTAATAAAGCCCAGTACTCTACTTGATAGGTACTGGGCTAGGTGACACCAACTATAAAATACCACGCTTTTTCGTTTGTTTTTTGGTGACACGTTCTTTTGTCTCTAGGACTGTCTTGTAGTCCTGTGCTTCTAGCTGTAGACGCTTCTGCTCTATGGCGTTTTTCTGTCTGTTTTGCTTAATTCTCCACAATCTTTGTGGGTTTTCCGCTTCCATCTGCTTTTCGTAGTATCTTGGAATCTGCGCTTGTTTTCCGTTTGTGCATTGAATGTATCCTTGCCGCCAGATTTCTTCTTTGTGTTCTTGATAATAGTGATCGCCGAG